GGTCGTTGTACCTGTATGGTGGTGGTAGAGGATCTGTTTGGTGGACTGATCGTAACTAAGCAGTCTCCGCCCTTAGGTATAAAATATACTTTTCTAGAAGTTAGTAGTTCTTCTACTGTCACCGACCAATGTCCTTAATATCTGTATTGTTTATAACTTGATATGCACCTTTGTTATACGCAGGAGCAATCGTAAAATTTTTAGACTCTTCTATTTTGTAAGAGTTATCTGGAGCAGAAATATAAGTACTCTTCGCTTTTGCAGAAGGGTAGTAAGGAGTCTCTCGTCTATAAGAAGCCTTTGTTTCTAACTCTTTGAATTCAGGTGTATACTGTTTTGCTTTGGGCAAAGGCTTACGCTTCCTACCAGAAGTGGTATGTCGTAAACTGCCAAATGTAATTGCCATATGCTTTTCCCCTTTAAAGTATCCGTATATTATACGCAAAAGAAGGTAAGATGTCAAGAAATATTTTTAAAGATCATTAATTTCTTCGCCGGTTTTGTGCGAAGAATCTTCTTTCTCTTTAGGAGTCATAGCAGATTCAGGGCCAATCTTTAGGCTATCCCAATCTACTGCTGAAGTGAATGACTTCATGGAAGCTGATCGCATCTTTACACAGTTTAGTGTAATACACGCATCTTCGTGATCCCAGGTTTCTAGTGTATATGCAGCATCTGCCGCATCAAGAATACCTTTAGCGAATCGTGCTTCACCACTTGCGTCTGTCTGATAAGGTGAAAATACTGTACAATCATACTCTTGTGCCATAGACTTCAAAGCCTTACTTACTTCAATCTGTTCTGTCCAGTCATACTGCCCTCCACGAGAGGGAAGACTCGACCGCTTTACCTGATTAATATAATCTACAATAATGACACCAACACCCAGAGGTTTGACTTTTTTGTCAAGCTCGGCACGGATCTTGGAGAGAGTAAGTGCAGGATCATACACTACGTCCAGCTGCTGAGTCGGGAGAAGCTCATGCTGTGTCTTTAGTGATGTGTGCAACTTATTAAAGTCACGATGTGTATTATATTCCTTCAAACGGTCTTGCCCATCAACATAACGAGCTGCCCACCAAGTTGCTACTTTCTCCCACTCGGTAATACTCAGGTTCTGAGTACGTAGACGAGCAAAGGGAACTTCGGTAGCGATGGAACAGCATCTTTGTAGTATAGACCGGCTATCCATTTCGATAGTGAAATACATAGCCGACTTACCACTGGCGTACACTGCGTTAGCAATGTTTGCACAGATAACAGATTTACCAGCACCTCGGCGACCACCAACCATAACAAGATCTCGGGGGGAGAACTGTATTTCGTAATCATACTCTTCATTGAGTCCGAGTTTCATGTACTTAGCTAAATCTTCTTCTGGCTCGAACAGTTCAATACGTTGCATACTTTCCTGCGGATCTTCCAAATCAACCTTGTCTTCGACATCGAGTACGATTTGGTGAAGATGATTTACAGATTCCTGAGCATTCTCGAATGCAACAGAGTTCTCTACATAATCTTCTAGCGAGTCCAGAATTTCTTTTTGAGTGTATTCGTTCTTCAGATACTCGAGAAGCATATGAGGGTCTGCATCGACCTCGACTGCTTCAATAGCGTATAGCTTTTCACGAGTACCTGAGTCCCGAATCTCAAACTTTAAATCTTCAATCGTGGGCATTTTATGAAAATCTTCGCAGTGCTTATCTATAACCTTATACAGGCTATGATACTCACTGGGCAAATAATGCTTATGCGTAACACTCCAAGTCTGAAAGTCTTGGAGCGCGAGCACTTGCTTTATCAACGCACTTGCGATGTTCAAAAAAATTTCCCCCGAAATTAAAGATGAAGGCAGACCCCGTAGAGCCTGCCTTTAAAAACTAAGACAGATTAAGCAGATGCTTTCTCTTTCTTAGAAGCGCCGTCATAGTCAGCGGCTGAAAGGCCACGACGAGTTAGCATAGTCTTGACGCCACGAGCAGTTTTGCCAATCGCTTCAGCGATATCTTCAACACCCATGCTACCAATATCAGTTAGCTCAGCTAAAGGATCTTCTTTAGATGCGCCTTTGGTAGTCTCTTGACGAGGAATAGCGTCAATGTCTCCAGAACGAAGAAGGCTAAGAGCCTTACCGCGTACAGAGTTTACAGAACGATCCAAGGCAGAAGCAATAGCTTCTACGAAAGCACCGTCTTGTACCATAGAAACGAAAGTCTCTTCTTCAGAAGGAGAGTACGTGCGTACAGCTTCAACTTTAGGAGCAGGCTTAACGTGTCCAGTAAGTTCCATAGACAAAATCTTGCCTTGGATTGACTTAGGTGAAAAAGCGCCATCTTCGAAATGACCTGCGATTTCAGCATAAGTGTACTCACCACTGTTGTCAGAGACAAAAGCAGAGAGGGTTGCTTCTTGAGCATCGGTAAACGCTCGAGTTGCGCTGGCAGAAGCCAGTTCTACTTCGTGACCCATCTTTCGCAGTTTGCTAGAGATAGAACGGGTAGAGGTTTCAAGCTGGTCTGCTGCTTCTGCAACAGTAGCTTGGGATACAGGTGATTCATCACCTACAAAATCAGTAAGAGCGGTTGTTCGCTCGTCAGTCCACTTAGGTAGTGCCATGTTATTTATTCTCCAATAAATTCTAAAAGGTTAGTTATGATTTGAACGCCAGAGTCTCTGGCTTTCTTTGTTTTAGCGGATTCTATACCGCTTTCGTTTACCAGAATTGTGACATCTTTTGTCAAACTTGTCTTGACCACATAACCAAGCTCTTGAAGTTTGTTATGAGCCTCGGCTTTAGTTTTGTAACTGGTAAGTTTACCACTAATACAAACCGTGCCGTGGGTTGTGGTTGGTTGTGTTGTTCTCTCAAACTTAACACTAAAGGGTAGCAGCGATACCTGATAGAACTCTTCGTCTATCCACTTACATAAGTTAGTGGCTGCTTTATCACCAAGTCCGGCCTGTCGGCACATTTCGTAGTCTATTTCTTCAATATCATTGCAGACTTTGGAAAGCTTTTCCGAGGCTGACTTGCCTATCAACGGTATGCTGAAGGCAGGTAATAATACATTTAGTGGTGCAGTTTGAGAACGTCTCAATTCATCTACTAACTTTACCGCGAGTACTTCAGATCCGATCTGGTCTGCAATTTCGTCACAAGTCAAAGAGTAAAGTTCCTCTAGGGAGACAATATCTAGCTTGGCTACTGTTGCAGGCCCGAGACCTTTGATCTTCAGAGTCTTAGCAAAGTGTTCGATGAGTTTGAGAACTTTTTCTCCGCATTGCGGATTTCTACAATACAGAAGATAATTGACTTCTTCTAACACCGAACTACAGCTAGGGCAGTTTGTTGGAGCTTCGATTTTAGTCATTTGTATTCCTCTGAAATTGAATAAGTATTATACGGAACTTTAAGGTTTCTGTCAAGAACTATTTTTCAACACGTCCAATGATCCTAGGAATTATCTCCCCCGACCTTATGACAGATACTCGACATCCTATCTCTAGGTTTAGGTCTCGTATGTACTCAATATTGTGTAGAGTAGCTCTTGATACAGTTGCGCCTCCAATTTCAATAGGATCTAGGATCGCTACTGGACTGACAACACCACTTTTACCAAGCTGCCACACTACATCAATAAGAGTTGTCTCCACCCCCTCTGCCTGTTCTTTCAGAGCAAAGGCACCTCGGGGGTGTTTAGAAGTATGACCCAAGCGCTCAAATTCAACTGAGTCTTTCAACCTGTAGACCACGCCATCCGTTGGGTAGCGTGAACAGTCAAAAGTTGTAACTTCTCTCAAACCCATCATTCTAAGACGAGTCATAGACCCTTCATAGTGAGAGGCTTGTCGAGGCAACGCATCATAGGCAACAAAGACGAGAGGCCGAGTAGAAAACTCAGTCAAACTCTTTAAGCCTAAAGCACCTGCCGCAAAGTTACGAGCGTTGGGTATTTCTTTAGGGGCAACAACTTCCCCTGTTACCTGAATCAATCCAGTATTTCTAATCTCCGTAGGGACTAGCATACGCATTTTATCAGTGATGTCTCTACCCTGAATACCATCCCCACGAGTGAGGGCGAGTTCAAGGTTGCCGTCTACATACAGCAAAGAGACTGCTGCTCCATCCAATTTAGGACTAGAGACACAAGAGTTTACGTCAAGAGGAGCTTTAGTAATATCGAAACACTTCTGCAAGGAGTACATCTGGTACACGTGCGAAATCGCATCTGTAACAACGTAGCCCACTTTACTGTAGTTGTGTTTGTCAGCTAAGAGGTCAAACTCTGCATCAGAGATAGCAGGAGTGCCCTCGTAGTACAACTCGCTCATTTTGTCTAAAAACTTTCGCATATACTTTTCCTAAATTTGAAAAGATATTATACGGAACTTTAGGAAGATTGTCAAGAACTATTTATATAGATCGTCTATTAAATCTGAAAAATGTTCTTGTATTAACTCTTTTGATTCTGCCAGAGACAGTATCTCCGTTAAGCCTATAAAAAGCTCTCTAGAATTAGTTAAGTCTAAGGGCATTGCTACTCCCTCAGGCGTGGGTTTCCACTCTTCATCAAAGTCCATATAATACTTTCGTAGATGTATATATTCTATACCTCGAAAAGTATTGATAGTAAGCCTTACCTGTATTTCCTTAACCTTATCATAGTGAATGACACGAGAGTATGCTTCCGGGGCTTGATGTAGTTCCATTATATCCTCTCATTCTTAAGAATTGAAGACAAAGGTACTACACTAGACACGTTTGCAGGCCTAAGTAGACGATATGAGTCAGTATCCCAGCAAAAGAAAAGGAGAGTATCTTCAGTCTCTTTTGCCCTATTCTTCTTCTTTTGAATATAGGGAGTAGAAAAATCCAAAGTACAAACATTATACTTTAGTTTTTTGGAGTGTTCACTGCGGTAAGTAATGACAGCGTCTCCGTAGTTGTGCACTAATTGTGCCAGTTCTTGCTTTTTCACTATAGCTCCTTGGTAGTATTTCAGCAATCTTTATTGTGAATCTACATACTGCAAGGTGTTTTCTATAGATACAAAAATACCCCGCTAGAAAAAGATCTAGCGGGGTAAGTACTTACGCTTCGTTAATTTTAGTAATTATAGAAGTAAAGTATTGCGAGGCTTTACCAGTCAACTTGGAGATAATCTCTTCGTCAACATCCTGGCCTGCATCACCCAAAGCCGCAATAAGAGCTTCCGCTGCTGCTGCTTTAGAGACACGAGTACCGCCTCCTCCTGTAGTTGTATTGCCGCTAGATTTAGCAGCAGGGGTTTTCTTAACATAAACGCCAGCTTTGGTTAAGATCATACGAACACCGTTAGGTGACTCGTCTAATTCGTCTGCAATATCTTTTACAATCTCCATGCTGGTCTCTGGAGTTGGTTCTGCTTCTTCGTACATTGTTACTGCTTGTGCTTTTTTGTCGTCATCCCAAGCCATTTTTCGTTTCCTTTTTGGTTTAGTGTTTTTAAGTCCAGGTGCAAAACCTGTTGCTTCTAGTTGTTGCATGTAAAATCGGTCGCCCATTTGCTTCCTCTCATATTTGAAAAACTATTATGCCAAAATATAAGCAAGATGTCAAGAAATATTTTTTATATCCTCTCTAAATTTATTCCATATTTTTCCAAATGAGTCAGCTTTCCTAGTTCATATGCAGGTGCATAAGCACTAAAGCCTCCAGATTGTACATTTGAAAAATATGTATCTTCGCTGTCTATCTTTTGTACTACATAAATACTATAGCAAGGACAGCCATACTTACTCTCATAGTCAACGGGAGCCATACCTTTTTTAGAGTTTAC